ACCCGCCGGCGCGGCTTCTGGCGCTTTGGGTGCAAACCGAGACAACTCGCGCACAATTGACGGCGCAGTTTCAGGCGCAAACGCAGTAAGCGGCTTGCCCAAAATTCGCTCTGCCTCTGCCAACACCGGCGATACGTCAATACGCGCGCCTTCAGCGGCTTCAAACGCGCGCCGATAAGCAGGTTCAACAACTTGCGCACGCGTTTCGGCGCGAAGTTTTCCAGCGCGTTCTGCAAGAGTCTGTCCTGGCGCAAGTTCGCCAGCATCACGCAAAGATTTTTCTAGCCGCGCGGCGGTCTGTTGTAGCGTTGCCTCTTCGGAACTAAGTGACCGCAACAACTGATTGCGGGTTTCGCTCAAAGTAGCTTGTGCGTCTGGCCGCAGCGCACCCGCTTGCTGTGCTAATTGATTCTCTACACCTTGCAGTTGTTGTCTCAGCGCGTTAACACGATCAATTTGCGCGTTGTACACGCCTTGAACTTCGGCTTCTACGCCCGTCAACGTTTTTTCTAGTTTAGCAAGTGTTGGCGACCGAACCCCGCCTTCTACCGCGCGCTCGGCAAGCGTCGGTTTGAATCCTGGCGTGGTTGCCATGCCCGCAGTACCGCGCAAAGCGTTAGCTAACTCTTCACCCCCCGCACGCAACAGCGCATTAGCGGCTCCTGCCGCTGGCGCAATAAACCGATCGCTAATTGCGCGAGCGCCGCCAAGAGCAACTTGACCTACTGGACCGAGGGCAGCGCCAATTTGAGCGCCAAACAAAGCTTCTTCTGGATTTACAAGTCCGGCAGACGCCCCGCCAGCAAGCGCGCCTCCACCGATACGAGCGCCGATGTTGCTTAAGCCAGTCAACTTACCGGGGTCAAACCCTGCTGAACGGATAGCAGGCGCTAACGCGCTTACGCCCGGAATCCGCGCCGCGATGCTGCCTAGCGCGCCGGGGATTGGCAGCGTTACGCCGACTTCCGACATGAGTTGACCGGCTTTATACGCGCCGGCTTCTGGGCTTACGCGCATTGTTTGCGCTAAATACTCATCCATTGCGGTGCGGGTAGGTATGGTTGTGCCCACACCCGCAGCGCGCAATCCTTCACCTACAGTAGCAGCTACAGACCCCAAGCCTCTCGCACCGCCCGCAGCCAACTCGCGTTCGGTCTGCTCTGACATGCCAAGCATGCGCAGAGGACTGTATTGCGCTACCGTGCCTGCTAGTGAACGAGGCGCAGAAACTTCTGCTTGCTGCGCTTCGGCTTCAGCCTCTGCTTTTGCTTTAGCAGCGCGCGCCGTAGCAATCGCGCGCTGCTGTTCAACTGTCAGTCCTTCCATAGCGCGCGGTCCTCCGGCGACATGTATTGCCACAAGGCGGGATCGCCCGTGTAGGCTTTTGGAATGTTAAGCGCGGCGGGCGCAGAGCCTGGCGTTTCGCCGCGTCGCACGCTTGACCGTCGAGATACGGTGACCATCTCGGGTATGTCAAATTTCTCTACGCCTGCCTGCTGCCGAACTTGTTGATTCTGAGACAGCCGTGCGTTGCCTTTTTTAGCGGCTTCTTGCGCGGTCTTATACGCACGTTCAGCAAACTCTTGCAACGTACGTGGGTCTTTGGCAATGTCAGCGGCTTTTGCGCTGACCAAATACTCCAAGTCTTTATTGGTAAACCCGTTGCCAGTGCCAAGGTTAGACGCTTTAATCGCCTCAATCACTGACTGTTTAAGGTCTGCAATCAAAGTTTCAGTTGCTGCAATTTGCTCGCTCGGGCCTTTGCCCGTCACGTTTAGTGCACGCGCCAACTGCAGCTTAAAGTCTGCTGCCGGGCCCATAAACGCTTTGTTTTCGTTTACTGCTGCCAACACACTGTTGGCTCGTGCGGCCACATTTGGCGCATTTCGAGCTGCGTCAATGTCACCAACAACTTGAGCCCCAAGCCCAGCCCCAATTTTTTGCGCAAAAGCAGTCTCACCCGGCGGCATTTGAATTGTGGTCGTTGCGCGACCCGCTTCTGCAAGAGCTTTTTTGTAGTCAAGAAGCGTGCCTTTGAAACCTTGTTGTACCGCGCGGTCATAATCCTGTTGCGTAGATGTGGGGCGCTGAACTTCCGGTACCATAACCTGCCCTGTGCGCGGGTCAACAGCGCCGACGCCTACGACGTTATGCAGGGTAGGTGCTTTGACCGCTTCAGCCAACTCGGTTTCCAACACTTTCAGGTGCGCTTTAGCTTGAGGCACGTTTGAATACTGAGCAACCTCTAGCATCTCGCGCCGAATGACGTCAGGTGAACGAAGTCCTCGGCCTAGCAGGGCGTTGACTGGCGCGGCGGCTGCCGGAGGAGCCAATGCGTTAACGCCTGCGCCCGTAGGAGCCATTCCCGCAGCAGCAGGCGCAGCGCCCGGCATAGCCGCAGCAGCCGCAGGTTCTCCGCGCTTCAAAAGCGCCGCATAGCCTTCCTGTTCTTTTAACTTTTCCAGCATCTGCGTGCCAAGCTGCAACGTCTTCGGCGAACGCATCAGCGTCGGTGCAACGCCTCGCAAGTCTGGGTTTTGCCCCATCTGCGCTAGCTTTTGCTGAAGCTCTAGCATCTCACGCCGGTCTTGCTCAAGCTGCTCAATCTGCATACCAGCAATCTTCTGCTGCTGCATGGCACCTTGAATCTGCGTGACTTGCGCCATCTGCGCCATCGGGTCAGGCAGCTCAAACCCTTTGACCTGCAGCGCGAGTGCGGGATTGATTGGCATAGCGTGACCTCAGACTGGGATGGCAGGGCCGTACAACGACTGCCGGATTTGATTGGCTAGATTCTGACTTGAAGCATACCGCGCGTATTGGCCCAGCGCGTTGGTGATTGCGTTGGCCGCACCGACGTCGCCAGCCGCTCTTGCTGCGCCGATGTCGGTCGTCAGGCCGCCTGCGGTCTGGCCGTACTGGCCTGCGTAGCCAGCCTGCCCTGCTGCCGCAGCTTGGCCCATGCTTGTCAGGCTGCCGAGCGGTGCAAGCCGATTGGCGCGCTCGGTCTGGTAACGATTGAAAGCGCTACCGTACTCCTGCGAGGCAAGGTCTTGACCGTAGCGCGACAGCGCCTTGCCGGTAGCGCCGGACAGCAAGCCACCTTTGGCCGCGCGGCTGGCCTCAAGCGCCTTCATGCCCTCTGACAGCCGGAATGCGTAGCCGGGGTCGGCTTGGAAGTCTTGCATACCAAACGGGCGTGCGTACCTGCCAAACTCAGCGCCTTGCGTGCCGCCTGGCAAGCCCAAGAGCGTCAGTAGTTGGTTCTGCGCGCTGATGCCTGCCGTGCGGAACGGCTCCTGCAGCGCCTTCTGCTCGTTAAAAATGTCGCGGGCCAGTTGGCGCGCTTCGGCTGCCGAGCGAGCCTGCGTTTCAGCGGCTGACTGCGCGGCCTGCGAGCCAGTGATGCCGCTGATAAGCGACGCCAACGGCACGCCATAGTCTTTGGCAAACTTGGCGAGCGCATCAAAGGCGCCGGAAGGCAAACCTGTTACGTCAGGCGTTGCCGTTAATTGCGTTTCCATCGCAGACGCCGGGTCAAACGTCGGTGCTAACGCGTTAGTCGTGGCGGGCGTTACGGCGGCGGGGCTAACGGCTGCTGGAGTGCCTGTGGCGGTCAATTGCGTTTCCATTGCAGACGCAGGATCAAATACAGGCGTTACTGCTGTGCTAGGCGTTGCCGTTAGTTGCGTTTCTAACGCAGACGCAGGATCAAACACAGGCGCCAACGCGTTGACTGCGTTAGCCCCTGCCGTTGTAGGCGCAAGCGCGTTTGCTGACGTAGCTGCTGCAATCTGTTCAGACGTTAACCCTGAAAGAGAAGCCCCTAGCGTATCGCTAGCCAATACTGACGGCGCTGCCAACGGTGAAGCAATTACAGGCGACGCGGTAACGGTGTCTGCCGCAGTTTTTGCCAAGCCAATTTTTTGGTTTACAAACCCAAGTTCCATTGGGTTAGTAGCCATCGTCAATTGCGCCGCAGCGTCGTACTGACCGCTTGCAATCAGAGAGTCAACAATCGGCGCAGTAGAAACGCCTGCGGTAGTTGCTATTTGTGTTGCAGCGGCTATGTTACCTTCAGCCGCTAACGTAGCTGCTAGTTGAGCAGGGTCTACGGCGTAGGGTAGCGCAGTGCCTGTAGCAGCGGCAAGTTCTGCGGCTGCCGCCATTTGATTGCTAGCTGCAAGCGCTTCTGCACCGTGAGCCGCAATTAAGTCAGCGGCTGCCGCCTCGGACACCGCTTCCCCCGCTGCGGTAACAAAACCTCCAGCTGAGTGATACACCCCCAACGCGGCGGCAGCAACTTTAACTACGTCAGGATGAACGCCAAGCGGTCGCGCAATTGCTGACGCTACGTCGTCAACTATCCCGCCAACAGTCGTAACAATGCCTTTGGCAAAATCTTCTAAATCTCTAAAAAAGCCCATTACGATATCTCCCTGCCGCTTACGCGGAAGTTCATCGACGCAGCAAGGCTGCCAAGCGTTGAAATCGAGTCGCCGGTGTTCAAGATGTGCCCTGCAATCTCAGGAAATGTGTAGGTCTCAGACGGCTGCAAGGTCTTGGCCTTGACGATCAGGTTGCTGTCGCCTGCACCCTGCCCCGCTGGCACCAGATTGACGCTGATTGTACGCGCAGCCGAGCTGTAGTTGGTAGCGGTCATCTTGTCAATGATGACCGCCGTGACGATCGCCACGTACTGCGTCGTCTGGACCTGCTCAACTGATTTCGCTTCGACCAGCGTCCTGGCATTGATAGGCATGTCAGTCCTCGGCGGGCAACGGCTGATTGCCTTCGTCTAACCAGCGCAAGTATTCTTGATAATCACGATTGGCTGGGTCCATTGGAATCCATGCCCCATCGCTTAAACGACGAATAGCCTGCTGTGTCAGTTGGTACATGGTCAAAGCTCCGCAACCGCTTGCCAATGAATTGAGTAACCGTTGCCAGCGGTCACGGCGGTGTTGCCTATCACTGCAAATGCGCTGTCGCCGATGTTAGTTGTTGAGGCAGTTGGGGTGGTAGTGTTGGTAGACCAGTTCGCAGTCGCTGCGTCAGGGGCATACGTTGTAATTGTAGGCGCTGCTCGCTTAGAAACTGCAAAATTTACCGCGCTAGAAAACGCTTGGTTAAGAACTTGCCCGGTGGCGTAAGTCGCCCCTAGCGTAGCGCCAACATTTTGCGCAGGAGCGGTTGCATACGGGAACGATTTTTCGTAGTACCGTTGGCACATGTCCATCTCTACGCCAAACGGCCGATGCTCAAACGGCGTAGCTGTGTTCCCAACCTCCACTTGCACGCCAGTAATTGCAAAAATGTTGCCGATGGTATCCAGCACGTTAACTTGCGAAGAAGTAGCTAACGCCCAACCAGATTGCCAACTGCCGGGTGCGCCTTGCCGGGTAGTTCCGCAGTACAGCGTCCAGCCTACTGTCAGCCCTGAACCGTTAGTCCAGTTCCATGTGCCATCGGTAATTAAACCGTTTAGGATTGTGATTTCTTTGTATTCCCAAGTGTTTGCGGCTGAGATGTTGTACTCAGCAACGTAATACCGGTCAGCACTAGGATAATCATTGTTATAGAACGTTACGCAGTGCGTGCCAACTTTAGCGGACCGCACCCAAAATGAAAGGGTAAAAGTTTTGCCGATTAAATCGCGGGCTGAATAGCCTTCAATCTTTTGAAGCAACGTCCAAAGTTCTGACGCGGTAACGGTAGGGTCAGCCGTAGCTACCGTACAGCGAAGACTATACGGCAACGTGGGGTCACTGGCCGGACCGTCAGAAGCTTGTGTAACGGTCACAACCGCTGAAGTCACTGCAATACGCGAATATCGGTCAAGCGTGTAGTTAGCGCCGAAACCGGTGTTGACCGTAAACGAAGTACCGCGCTGCGCAATTTCCATCGCTCCGTTGATGATCTTGTTGCGCAGCCCCGCAAGCTGACCGCCGTTGTACGACGTGCCAACGATAGCGCCGCCGGTGACGTTGCCGGTCAGGTCGCCTGTCACGTTACCAGTTAGATTGCCCGTGACGTCGCCAGTGATCGGGCCGGTAATCGTAACGCCGCTGATGTTGCCGCCAGTGATCGTAACGAAGTTAGAGTTCTGCGTGGACATGGTGCCCGCAGACGTGATCTGGTCCACCGTATACTGCGTCACAGACGCGGCGTTTTGCACCACAAACTTGTACGCTTCACCGGCAAGCAGCCACACATTCGCTTCACCGCGCGCGTCCAATATGATCGGGTTGGTGTTGGCCGTTGACTGCGCAGCGGTGGTGTAAGTCGTTTTAGGTGTAGTGGTGCCCGCGATGTACGTGAACAGTTTGCCGCCAACCAACGGATTGCCGTTAGCGTCGAGAAACTGCAGCTTTGGGGTCGGTGAAATGGTTGCCATGTGCGACCTCAGATGTTATTCGTGACGGTCAAAATGACCGAGGGAATGCCTGGATGCGGCGGGGAAGCCGCCGCAGCAAGTATTTGACAGCTTGTATCGTCAGTGGACCACATTAGCTCAAAGTAGTCACCAGCGTTAAATTGGTGAATAAAGTTCCACGCGGCTACAAGCTCAGAGTCATTACCTTGAATGCGGACTTGAGATGCAGAATCAGGCACGTCAACGCCGTTAACACGCAACCAGATATAAATGAACGCGGTGCCACCAGAGGTTTTATCGAGCTGCGCTGAAAACTGAATGTTGAAGATGCCTGGCCGGTCAACGTAGATGCGCGACGTTGGCGTGCCGATGGTCACGCCGCGCTGAAAACTTACGTTGTTGAACGTCATGCCGTAGGCGACGTTGATAGCTGCTGCCGTCTGCGTTGTGGTGTCGTAGAAATAGCCGTATCGCGTGGCGATAAGCTGCGGCGTGTCAATCGCCGGAATAGTCTGCACATCTTCCAACGAGAACTGGTTTTGCCCCAAGCCTAACAGCGTGAACGCGTTGTTGAAAAAGCGATACCACTCGCGCTGCATCACGTTGTCCGGCCCTTCAATGACCGGCACCCGCGCGGCGGGGATGCGCGTGATGTTAGGCATTGGTGCCGCTCACGATCAGTTCAGCGCCCATGATGGCGACGTTGCCAAAGCCAGACCCACTGACTTCGTAAACGCGGTCGCGTAGCTTCATCGTCATGCCTAGCCGCCGCCAGATGACGCGCCTCCCGGTCTGGCCTTCGTAACCCATCGACACTGTATGCAGACTAGACCACGTGTGGCCGCCATCATCAGACCAACGCAGGCTGGCGTTCATTTCTGCAGACGCACCGGTAGTGCTGATTTCGGCCACTGTAGAAGTCGCCGCCTGACAATCAAGCTGCAGGCTGTGCTGCGCCGTGCGCTTCAGGTTGTTTGCATCAGACGGCAGCGCCCGCCACGACCGCAGCCAGACCTGCCGACGCGCGTTAGTAAACTCGTTGTTGAAGTATGAAAAATCGTAATAGCCAATTTGAGGCAGCGTGTCGTGGCCTACGTACACCCGCGTGCCAAGCGTTGCCATGCAAGTAGGCGTGTGCCGATTTAGCTGACCCGTTGTGTCTGAAACATACCCGCGCTGATGCCACATCTGCGTAGACGCGTCGTACACCCACGTGACGTTTGCGGTAGGGAACGTCAGCACGTAGAACATGTGCCCGTCTTGCTGGTACGTATAGGCAATCGCGTCCGAAATCGTGTTGTAGCTCTGGATAGCGTACTCAATTGCGTGCGTCGATATGCGCTGCGGCTGATAGCCTCTGGCGCGGTACACCATGCCAAATCCGCGAGCGTCGGTGCCCAGCCAAAAGACGCTGTTGTCCATCTTGGCAATTGAATAAGGTGCTGCGCAACCCGTTTCAAGAAACGCGCCTTGAATGGGTGCAAGCGGGTAGTCGGGCTGACCCGCGTCGTACCAGACCTCGGTCGAGTTGTTGCCAAAAATCCAGATTTCTTTGTGATCTACAATCAACGACACCACGTTGTCCGGCGACGCCTCGGCGCTGGCAAACGACAGCGGGTCAACGCTGGTGCCATCAAACAGTTCAGTCACCCACACCCGCTGGCTGTTGGGTTCGTTGAACACAAAATAGCCGTTGATGTAGCCCACGGTGACAGCGCCGGGGAAGTCAGGGTCGCCGATCTGGGCAAACGCGGTCGTATTGATGTTGTAGATGTAGCCGTCTGGATTAGCGGCAATAAAAATCTGCACGCCGTTGTCCACCATGCTAACGGGACCAGTGCCTGAGATGCTGGAGCTAATTGTAGTGGGCGTGACGGTGCTGGTGCCGATCCCTGTCAGCGAGATAAACCGCGTGCCCACCACCGCGTACAAGACGTTCTTAACGACCCACATGCCGCGAACAGCGCCGGTCCCACCTAAGTTAAAAATGCCTTGAATCCCCGGCACTCGTTGAAAGTACGCAGCCGTCTTGCCGCCATCCGGCGTAGACTCGGGGTACATGTTGATGAGCCGGTTGTCCGCAGCGTTGATGCTGCGGGCAACATAAGCGGCGCCGAGGATAGGCGACTTCATACTCAGAAATTGCCCGCGTAGATGTTGTAGCGTTGGCGCGTCCCGACGATGCTATATGGGATCGCCATGATGTCGTCGGGATTGTTGATGCGTTTTATATTACGCTTGGACGACATAGCAATCCGCTGCACTTGCCGGGACGGCTCAACACCAAACTCAGGCGCAAGCTCGCACGCCAAGTTGTACCGGAACGCGCGCAGATAGCCTGGCGGGAACGCTAGCGTAGTGGAAAAGTTAGCGGGTTGCGACAGCTCTTCCACCGACACAATGTGAAACTCCAGCACCCGCGTCGGCACTGGATAGATATACATGTCAATGTTGGGGTAGGTCATGTTGACCCACATGACTTGCGGGTAGGTGCTTCGCACCGTTTTTAGTGCAATCCCGTTGTACTGTTGCTGGTTGATGAGCTTCAAGCCATACGACACGCCGGTAGATGGGTCTTTGAAGTACGTCGAGTCATCAATCAAAATGGGCCGGTTGCCGACAAAATCACCTGTCGGCCCCATCGTGCGGCTGATTACGGTCGCCGGCCAACTAAAGATTTGATCTTGCGTTGAGAAGACCGACAGCCGCTCGGTGTTCCACGACTCGATCATCTGGTTCATCGCAACCAGAGAATCGGCAGCGGTTTCAGACGACGGAAGCTCGCCTTCCGCTACAACACCCAGCAAGCGCAACGCGCCGGTGATGAGTTCGCCTGATGTAACCTGATTGCCGCTTAACGTAAGAACGGTCATATCGCGTCCTTAAAACTTTACTTCGGTAGAAAACACTCTGGCAACCCACTTAATCGTTTTGCCAACTTGCCCGGTTACTTGTATCCGAACACCACCGTAAGTCGTGTCGGCAACGATAGACCACGCCCAAGTAGAGGCGCCAGCACTTAGCGTTGGCGTGTAGTAGCCTACTTGCATGAACGTAGTAGCCGCACCCGCGCCGCGAATGACAGGGATGCCGACCGCGTTGATTGTAAAGTAGTCAGTGCCGTCAGTGCCGATAAGATCAATGTTTAGCAACGCGCCAGAATTATCGAGAAGAATAAACTGATTGGTTGCGCTGGCTGCGTCAGAGTTGCTTCGCAACGTAGTAGGCGTAGCGTCAGTTGTCTGCACCGCCAACACCAACACGCCACTTTGGCTAGCGCCTGCTACAGTTTGAATTGGGAACGCGGACGCCGGAATGCTGACATAGCCCGCGATATTTTTTGCAGTTCCATACGAACCACCTACTACAGCAGAATATGGCCCAGACGCGGTGTTATTAAAGCCACCCGAAACAGTTGACCGAATACCGCTTGCTGTGTTGTTTTGCCCTCCACCAACCGCAGCGGCAAAACCTGACGCAACGTGGCTAGTCCCGCCAAGAACTGAGGCGTTAGCGCCGGTTGCATAATTAAATTGACCGCCAGCGACTATTGCGCCCGTATCGGATGCTTTATTCCCATACCCAGCTAAAACACTGCTAAATGAGCCGGATGCAACTTCATCCGCAAGCGTACGAAGCCGCTGAAAATCAACTGCGTAAAGACCACGTTTGTTACCGCCTGCAATGGTTGACGTCGGCACCTGCCCCAACAGCGCGCCTTGTCCTTTTGGGACCAGCGCAAGGTCGCCGTTTACGGTGCTGACTTTTGGTTGCAGCGACGCGGCGTTGACCAGATTGTTGGGCGCAGTCGTGTACGTGGTGTACGTAATGCCTGGCGCGTCTGACGGATCGTTAAGCGATACCGTGAGCGTTTTAGTGTTATACCCGTTAGCGGTGATGACAACGGTGTAGATGCCGTTGGCAGCAAAAAACAGGTAGCGCCCATCTAAGCCAGTGGTGATCGGGTTGGCTTGAGGGACGACAAGAAGCGGGGATAGAAAGTAAGGCGTACCGTTGCTTGCCAATACTTCGGCAGCTACCGGTACTGAAGAATCATAGATAGTAGCAAGCGCGCCTGTGGCGTCGTAGACAA